CTTCAATGGCCGTTTTTTGAATGCGCTCGACCTCACCTGTCTTCAAAGGGCAAGTAGGTTTGGCCGCGCACCAACGGCAATGCGACCCGTCTTTAAGTGGCGCTTCTGGCGTTTGCGCCAACTTTACAGCGCGTGACAATTCGACTTCAAATTGTTTGATGCGCTCTACGCTGGTTGTCCAGCGCTTAACTTCTGGTGGCTGAACAATGATGATCTCTACTTCGTCAACATCTTCAAACGCCCACTGCACAGCAGGTGTGCGCATGGCAGCGCCTGCGTAGAACAAACCTTGATCGTTTTCTTCAGCTTCAACAACAACGCCGTCACCGAATTTCCAATCAAGAATGATGGCCTTGCGGCCTAACTTGCCGATAACATCAGCAGAACCAAAAGCGCCGGGTATAAAGTCGCCAAAGTTGACATAATTTTCAACGACCAAATCCATCTGGCAATCTGGATCAATCTCGTCCAAGGCTTTGAGCGCAGGTACGAGCTTTTCTTCAAAAAGGTCTTCTGTTAGTTCAATGCCTTCGTGCTTACGGCCAATGACTGAGCGCGGCTCTAAGTCCTTACCCAAAATGTCAGCAATGGCGTCGTGCAGCAATGTGCCACGATCTGCGTGTTCACTTGAAGGCTTGGGCGGCATCTTGGCGCACAACGCGACAGAGCCGGGACAGTTGATAACTCGTTTGGCGGTTGAGCCGCCAACAATAGATGAGTGAAGTGAAGCCACTGAGTACCCTTTATTTGATTGATCGAAACTTGACTATAGCACAAAAATAAAAGTGTGCTAAACTTTCTGACATGATTGAAAAAGAAGTTGAGAATTATTTTGTTTGGAAGGTCGCCATGTTGGGTGGTAAGTCCTACAAATTTAAATCACCCAATCAGCGCGGCGTATCCGATCAAGTTGCTTGTATGGTCAACGGCCATACGTGGTTTGTTGAACTGAAACGACCCAAGGGCGGCAAGTTGTCTGAGTTGCAAAAATTGTTTGCAAAAGACATGGCAAACATGAATCAGAAGTATGCGTTGTTGAATACCAAGGAACAAATTGATGAGTGGGCAAAACAGTTTGAAGTTGCGTGACTACCAAGAGGTAGCCGCCGACTTCATATTTGAGCATGATAGAGCGATGGTGCTGGCTCCTGTGGGCGCTGGCAAGACTGCTATCACGCTCACAGCCATGCAAGACATGATCAATAGCGGTCATGTCAATGGCTGGTTGGTTTTAGCCCCAAAGCGTGTGTGTACGGATGTATGGCCTGTGGAGTTGCCTAAGTGGGCTCCCAAACTGTCAATGGCTTTGGCCGTTGGCACACCCAAACAGCGTCAAGCTGCGGTGGCGTCTGACGCCCATGTGGTTGTGATCAACTACGATAACTTGCAATGGTTGGCCGAACAAGACTTAGCCAATTTTGACGGCATTGTTTTTGACGAGCTTACACGCTTGAAAAATGCGTCAGGCAAACGCTTCAAAGCACTGCATAAGGTCATTGACCATTTCAAAATTCGCTGGGGTTTGACAGGTTCATTCACCAGCAATGGTCTTGAAGATGTGTTTGGTCAATGCAAGATCGTTGACACCTAGTTATTAGGCCGAAGCAAAGGAGCGTTTCTTCAGCAATTCTTTGTGTGCATTAACCGCGACTACGGCGATTGGGCTCCTCGCCCCGGCGCATTGGAAGGCGTCATGGCTAAGATTAAGCCTGCCACCTATGTGCTTGATGCTGGCGACTACAAAGACAAATTGCCGCCTTGTCATACGGTGGAGATGCGCTGCGACATGGAGCGTCAGCACTACGAAAAAATGAAAGCCGACTTTGTGGTGGAGTTTCCTGATGCGCGTGCCGTAGCTTCAAACGCTGCGGTGGTGACAGGTAAGTTGCAACAGATGGCTAGTGGATTTGTTTATGACACGACCAAAAAACCAAACCCCGACAAACCCGGCAAATTCATTGTCACTCAAAAACCTGTTTGGTTTAGTTCACACAGGTTTGACCTTCTTGAAGACCTTTTGGAAGAAAACCAAAGAGCCAACACAATTGTCGTCTATAACTATCAAGAAGAACTGGCCGAACTCTTACGGCGCTACCCCCACGCCGTCACCATCGACGATAGCGACGCCATTGGACGTTGGAACGCTGGGCGAGTTGAGCTACTACTTATTCATCCTAAGTCAGCAGGACACGGACTCAATTTACAGCATGGGGGGTGCAGAATGGTATTTTTGTCCCTGCCTTGGTCGCTGGAGTTGTACGAACAAACTGTGGGAAGACTACATCGCAGCGGTCAACGGTTCGCGGTGTGGGTCTACATTTTGCTCACTAACAAAACAGTAGACGAAAAGATTTGGGCGGCGCTTCACGACAAACGCGCCATCAGTGACATTGCTATGGAGGAACTTAAATGACACGACTTAGAGCCTACGAGATAAAACTCAAGGCACTCAAAGCCGAATTGCGTATCCGCGCAAGAACGCTTAACTCAGCACAGCGCAGCCACAACAGCACTGTAAAAAAATTAATTGCATTGGAGGAAAAAATTGGCAAACTTAAATTGGCGCGAACTTAATAACGTGCTGACATCAAAGACCGAAGAAGAAGTGTTGGTTATGCTAAACGATGAACGCGAAGGCGCAAAACGTCTGTCTGTTCTTGAGCGTTTGCACCAACGCTACAACACCTTGCGCGTAGCACGCGAACGCATTGAACTTTTAAAAGAAGCGAGAAACAAATGAGCAAAATTGCACAAACCCTAGCCCAACGCCAAAAAACTCACGGCAACTTCAGTGGTCATGCGGAGATTAGCCAAAAGCTCAAAACCGTCATGTATGAGACTGAATGTTGGCAAGATCTGCCTGCCGAGCACCGGGAAGCGTTGGACATGATTGCGCACAAAATTGCGCGTATTCTCAATGGAAACCCCAACCACGCCGATCACTGGCATGACATTTCTGGCTATGCTACCCTCGTTGAAGGGCGACTTTAAAAGGAGCAACTATGGCTTTACCATCATCCCCAGCTAACGAGCACATCTGGACACCTTCTGGCACAGACATTCAGGAGCGCTGGCGTGCTACTGGCTGGATACCACCTTCGGAATTGAAACAGTATCAAGACAAATGGAGCTACTATCAAAACTTGCCTTTGCGCAAGCTCGATGACGAAGCTAGAAAGCAGTATGAATTGGTGCTAAAAAAAGCAAAAGTGGCGCGTATTAAGTAGCGCGGCCTGTGATGCGACGGATACGCTCCCGCAGTTCATAGTCTTCGCGGCAATCTACGCCACAAAACAGGCCGTTGTTCTCGACTTGCGCATTGCAACAGAGACAGCGGCCTGTGTATTTAGGCTGCGCTAAATTGTTTCGCACATTGTTTAGTGCTTGGTTGCGGAATTGTTCTTCGGTTTCAGTTGCTTTGTCAAACATATCAGTCATATTTTATGCACCTAGCACTTGTTCGGCTTGGTGCATTACCGCAACTCGTTGAGTTGCGCCAAATAAACCGCCATTGATGCGCTCAGTTAATGCGTCGTAGTTTTTGGCTTGCGCCAATTGATTACAGCCATGCGTAGCCCAAAACCATCCACCAATAGGCGCTGCCCATTTAGGTGTGCGTGCTAAGTCAGGGTTCTGCACCAAGTCAATGCCCAAGGCTTGACCTGCATGGTAGAAATTGTCGTGGCCTGTAAGCTGACAAATCGCAGAACCTCGAAAACGCCACCCATCGCCTGATGCCTCATCGCGGTTGCCCATGCGGTTTGAGTAGATGTGGTTGGCAATCTTTTGTGGCTGATGCGCATAAGTCATCGCTTCTTCGTGCGTTGGAAATCGTTTCGGCCAGAGCTGCATCAAAGTCTCGGGTCGGTAATTCAGGTTTTCTTCCAGCGATTTGAAATGATTAGATTCGTAGCTGAATTGCCCAATGAAGCAGGCTTGTTCTTCTGGCGTATCAATTTTGAATCGTGTGAAGGTGTCGTTAATCGGGTCAACCCATACAGCGTCTATGCCCAACCGATGTAGATGCGCAGCCGTAATCATTTTTTGCCCCCGTTGATTATTTCAAACACCTTGTTATACGCATCTATGCAGGCATTCAATTGTCTTGTGTTGGCGTCGCCTTGGTCTGTGATGGCGACAAGAGATTGAGCAGCCGCTGGGTCAAGTTCGGCTCTTGTTT